TTGCTTATAGTTTCTGCATCTTTAGCTGCTTTAGCTGCTTTAGCTGCTTTAGCTACTTTTGCACCTTTAGCTACTTTTGCACCTTTAGCTGCTGCCATAACTGCGAGTTTTGCTGCGGCTGCAGCTTTTGCTGTCGTTACTGCTTTTGTTGCAGTAGCTTTAGCAGAAGGTCCCATTGTAGAGATACGAGACATTATCATAGCTAACGCTGGCGACATTAGAACCTCCTATGAACTGCTTTTATAATACGTTTAACACGAGAGTCTGGAGGATCAATTTCTCCAGTTTCTCCTGACCATTTGCCTACATAATCTCCAGCCGTAGACTCAGTACGAGAAAGACTAGCTGCATTTTTGCCTGTTAAACGATATCTCGTATTAAAGTCAATCGCGTATTTTTTCCAAGCTTCATCTCCTTCTGAAAAAGCTTTTGAGAAGTTCTCTATTTCCTGTTGCAGCTCGTCATCAGAGACAATACCACGAATGCCACCAACAGCATTGTTAGCTCTTCTTACAGCTTGTACATCCTGAATCTGTGGAGACTTTGGCTCTGGCTCTGCAGGTGTCTCTTCTTCTTCTACTACTACTTCTTCTTCAGGGTCTTTTGAAACTGCCGGCTCTACAGACGTCGCTGTAGATAAACTACGAGCTACTAAGTTGTGCTGTGACTCATCTCTAGCTATCTCATTATGTCTCTCTGCTTCGAATTGACGACGTACAGATTCTTGTCTCTCTGCTTCAGCTTGAGAGGCTAAGTCTTCAGCTCTCATCTGTTGCTCATCTTGACGAGCCATATGAGTCTGTAGTGTAGCTGTAGGGTCTTTTACGTTCATAGAAGCCAGAGCTGCAGCGCCACCACCTGCAGCACCAGATATCTGAGACATTTTTTGATTATACTCTGAAGCGGCCCTTGCTGCAGCATCCTTGTCTGCTTCAACACGAAAATCTCTACCAGCTTTCTGGCGAGCTTTTTGTTCGTCTGCTTCAACACGTCCAGCATGCTTAGATGATCTTGCTGCGAGTTCTTTCTGATACGCAGCGGCAGTTGTATCACCTTTTTGCACTCCACCAATGATTTGCTGTGGCGTAGCTGTAGACATGATACGTCCAACTACGGACTGTCGAGGCAGAGGCTGTATTTTTTCTTCTACCCACTTACGACCATTCCACATAAAGCCATTTAGCTTTTGTCCGACAGTGGTACCTGGTTTTGTTGGTTTTGTTTTCGTAGTCATAGTTCTCCTACTTACAGTTAATTATACTCTATAATAGAACCTTTATGAATGTACCAGTTATAGCTCAGTCAAATCCTGTACATCTACCTGCGTGTGCAGAGGCTGCGTGCGCCTAGACGTAATATCTTTGCAAGCTAATCGAAGGTCTTGTATAGCTGTAATGCCATCACCCCATAGATACAGTCTCTCACGATTGCCAGTGCCATTATTAGACTGGAATCTGAAAGTGTAGTAACCTGCGTTATCTGAACGAGTAAAGCACTCTTTGAATAAGAACACTCTTGTTACTTCACTAAGAACAGTGCCGCCTTGTGTGACTGTCTCTGCTCTCATATTGACAGTAGCATACTCATTCTGTTTATATATCTTGTCCATCTGCTCTGTCCAAGCGAATGTGACAGACCATTCAAACTTACAGTCTGTTATATCGTCTATGCCTAGCATTGTTGTAACAAGACCTTTTGGATTATGCGTCCAGCCATGTATTGCATACCATGGTGAAGGAGCGATTATCGAGTCTTCAAGAACATTTCCAACTACATCGAAGTAGTTTAAGAAGTCATAGTACTCCCAGCCGTAGTCTCGTTTCTGATCGTAGAAGTCTCGAGACACTCTTCTCCAGTTCTTTCTATCATATTCTTCAGGGAATATCGCACTGAACTTTCGACGGTTATAGTATACAATGTCTTCTATCATGTAGTCAAGGATTATAAAACGATTGACGATAAATCGTTTAGGTCCTTGATACACAAGGCCACCAGCCATAGACAACAGCTTATAACCAGACTCTTCTGAGTAAATGGTCTTGTTCGGTGGAAATACTTCACCAAGAACATCTCTATCTAGTCGTACGACTATCGTCTCATCTTCACTGAGTAAAGCTTTGAAGATAACTTCTTGGTTAACGTAGTCCCAACGACCTTCTTTAAGATCGAGGAAGCGGTTCATGATATCAACTTTTCTTATCTCACGACCATCAGAGAAAGAATAGTACATACGAGTAGCTGGAGAAAAGAAGAAAGCTTCTCTTGTAGTTGCACCTATAAACGTCAAGCCTGCTGTAGCGCAAATGTCTTGTACAGCTATTACTCCATCTTGAGCATTAAGCTCACACAAGAACTCGTCAGTAGCTCTGTAAGGCTTTGCGTATATGTTGAAGTCTATTGAGTTTGGCGCCTTATATTGTGTTTGTGTCGTTCTAACGTCTGTACACAGAGACGTAATACCTTCAACAACATGCAGCTTATAAGGAGCTAGCATTCTTACCATTGCAGGAAGAGTACTCAGTTGATAACTATGCACTGGGATACTGAACCGCTGTAGATCTTTCTGCTCACCAGGAACGTCATTTTCAAGGCCTTCTCTTTTAGCAAAAGATTGAATGAGATTCGCTACTCTTTCCCCTGGTGAAAGAGACCGCATAGCAATAGAAGGAGGGCCTTCAAAGATGCCGAAGAATTGAGATGGCGGCAAGATATTACTTCTCTTGAAGTGGTCGTTAACCTGGAACTGATACTGCTGATATAAAACAGCTTTGTCCATGCCAGAGCCACCTGACCACTTCACTATACGATTACCTTGTCCATCAAAGCCATGGTACACAGACGCGTTTTGTACACAGTTCATTTTATTGATGTTCAAAGCTATCGCTTGAGGCGTTACAGCGTATGGTCGCAAGTAAGCATGATCGTAAAGATTCTTTATTTCCATAGCTACATATGAGGACGCTATGCCACAGAATGTAGGCGATATGACTATATTAGAAGGCGGCCCATCTACAAGCTTCGTATCATCACAGCTTACCCAGATAATCTCACCACCACTAGCTGTGACTCCAAGAAGCCATTGTGAGTCTAGCATATAGTCATGTATCGGCGGCGGGGCAAAGACAGCTGGTGATACTCCTATTTGTTCATTCTTAAACAAATCAGGAGATAAGAACGACTTGGCTCCTTCTACTACAGCCATGTTCTCTGGAGCTATAGCTTCTGTAGATACGCCTCTACACTTGATGTTAACAGACTTAATCTTGCCTTTCATAGGCAGGCGGCCTTTACCTTTTAAGAAAGCTTCATTACTAAAGCCTCTTGACCAGCCAGAAGTTCTGTTAAAAAACACTTCATGCTCACAGCCAGTAAAAGATATGTCTTGTTCATTACTATCACCTTGAGCATCGACTCTTTCATTCGTATAACGAACAGGCTTTGAAATACCAAAAGCTGGCCAGAAAAAGTTCATTGGCTTATTGCCGTACGTGTGAGTGCCTTCAATAGACATGCCGACAGTCTTCGGTTGCAGAGTACCTGCATTGTACGCTTTACCCGTAGAAGGTCCAACAGCGTCAGCTAGCTGTCCTATAACACGAAGTCCTTGTTTATTTACGACAATAAGAGCATTCATAACACCAGCAGCTGTGGTTAACGCTGTACCAACTACACTACCGATGTTAATAATTGGTCCAGGCATTGAGCCGATAGTAGCACCTGTCCATTTATCTGCGGTGCTCAACAGTATTCTCTGTACAGCTTCAAATACAGCAACCTTAAAAGCAACTACGACCTCTGTAAGAGTCTTAAGAGTACACCAGTATCCAACACGTTTGCCTATCAGCTGAGTGTCTGTGACAGCTTGAGCAACACACTGTCCGATAAAGTTATGGTTAACGAAGCCTGGCCCAGCAAAGCACTGACAATTGTCACTTATAGAGTAGAACATGTCTAACGTGTATGACTGAGAGATAGTCGATTTCATAGAGATATTGAAGCCTGTAGAAATCAAGCCATCAATGATAGAGTCTGTGACATTGTCTATAAAGAACTGGCTAAACTTACGACCTTTACTATCGTCCGTAGACATTTGATTCTGAGCGGGATTTGCTCTATACTCAGTAGGCTGTGAGTCTGCAAACTCTACAGACTTCAATATAATAGATACCCAGGCACTAGCTTTATCAGCAGACTGCTCAAATGTTTGAGTATACTTGTCTACAAGGAACTTGATATCTTGGTCAGTTTTCCCGTCTGGTAAGTGGTCTTTAGTAGAGTTTCTCCACGTGTAAGCGTACTGGCCAAAGCTGTGATTAATGTACGACAGCATGACATACTTTAGATCAAGATAGAAAAGTAAAGGCAGCATTATGTCTGCTATTATACGTAGAGGTTTAGAGTCAAATAAAGACTCCATAAGGTTACCAAATGACAGTGGTGGTAGTACTAAGTCAAACAAGCCATTGGCTTGGAAAGAAGATGACTCATACCTACGTAAAGCATTAGACGTTAGACTGAGTTCTTGAGCCACATGTCTATTGTCTTCCCAAGTATAATGAGAAACTATACCACTAACTTGATTGTACACAAACCATACTGTAGAACCTGAACCATAGCACCTGTTAGGCAATATAGAGGCTGTGACATTAGGCTCGTTTGTTATGTGACGTGCTTCAAGGCTTTCTAAGTCTTTAATATCATACACTACTTCGCTAAAACCGTTAGGCCCAGAAGAAAATACAGGTATCTGGCCACCCGTAAGGCTGCCATCAAGACCAACGCAGCCGTAACCATTGACTATGTCATATGCACCTGATGACTGGAAGCGGATAGTCCACTGTAACAAGCCTCTACTATACGCGAAGCCTAGCATGAACACGTCATTTACAACAGTAGAACTTATGCTTGAAGAGCTGACTATTGAAGCTGGATTCAGCTCAATAAAAGCAGAGATTTGACCTGTGCGTAGCGCTTCTCCAAAAGGCAGAGTGATTACGTCGATATTAGTCGACTGCCAAAAACCTTCAGGATTACTAAAGTCAATAAGCTGCAGTGTAGTGGGGTCCAGACTCATGTAGAGCACTCGTATAGAGCCTGTATTCATGCTGTAGTTGTGCGATGCTTGAAGTTTGTATAGTACTGGATACGATTCCTTAGCATTTGACACAGCGTAATAAATATCTTCTATGCCAAAAAAGTTCTGATGAGAGCCATGCTTGTACACAGACCATTTGTTACCCATCCAATCGTCTATTTCGTCTACGTTCTTCTTCCATAAAATAAGCTCATCTTGAGTTTTCTCGAGCACGTAGTCTTGACTAATCCACCAGTAGTTTTCAGTATCATCATCGTTAGACCAGAACTGCTTTACAAACTGCCTCATTCCTGTGAGATCATTCTTGTATATAGACTTTGAACTTGACTTATCACGTATGTCTTTAGTCTCATATAGCAAATTAAGCTTAGTCTCTTTATCTACATGAGCTATTCTATGATCGTCATAAAGATAGTTTGGTTCTACTTCAGAGCCTATGTTTGTTCCTGGGAGATCGAATGCTACATGCCAATACTCTTCATCTTCACTAAAGCTGACATTACGAGGGCCACTGACAATGCCGTCACCTTTCCGTTGAAAAATACCTTGAGGTATCAAGCGTACTGAAGCCGTATTATTCTCTGCTATGTAGTAACGAGAAGAAGTAAACTTGAGACTACTTTCTTTTACAATAGTGTGTACGTCACTACGAGCGTAAAAATCACCTTCAGTGTCTACGTCATACTCTACGTCAGAGTTTTCAGATGCCACGTATATATTACCAGCTTCATCTATTCTAAAAGAAGTATTTTTTATCGACTGTATTTCTGTAGTGACAAAAAGATTGCAATCTTCGTCAAGTCTATACACGACGTCTATACCCTCATCAGCAGACACGTCTTCAACATTTATAAATGATACTTCTCTAGAACTGTGTAGATTAGACAAAGCTAAATCAATCTGCCCATAACCATGAGACAACTCTACGATGTCTCTCGTTTGAGAGAGTATATGCAAATCTGGTGTAGTAAAGCCACTTACACTGTGTATAAACGCAGGACAGAATACTAAAGGAAACTCCTCTAAAGACTTTAGAGTTACAACAAGTTTTTGTATTTGAGCGTCATAAGCTGGCACTACATTTTTACTATTTTCATACGTGAATAGCTCTGTTGTTGCACGATTAGTAAAGCCTGTTGAAACATTAAACGTGAATGATACGTACTCTCTCTTACCTGCGTCTAAGTAGATTTTTAATGTTTGAGTAGACCCTCCTGAATATAGCTCAGTCACATCAAACGAAGGCTCAAGTCTATCAAAAATGTTTGTGTTGTATAAAGACCGTTTATACTCAGTACTAAATGACACGTCAACTATCTTTTTAGATATCGTGACTAGTCCTGTTATATGAGATACTGTACCCATACTTTGAGAAGGATAAAAAGGCTTCACTTCCTCTGAAGTAGCTAAAAAGTTAGACGGCGCATCAGAGGAACGGTCGCCTGTGATAGTCCATACAGGGTACATACCTGGAGACACTATTCTATTACCGTCATCATCTACAGCATTTTCGGGTACATTAGTAATATATAGTGGTAAAGACCCTTCTAATGACTCTAAAGCAACAGAGATTATTTGTTCATTGAGACTATTGCCTGTACTAACTGACGCTAATACTGGTTTAACGAAGTTTGTGCTAAAATAACCTGAGCTTTGGTTATCTATACGTACGCATCTCGGGTAAGAAGCTTCTTGCTGAGACAATGTTATTACTTCAAAAGCTTTCGCATTTGAAGAAATAAGCCCTGGAGATTGTGTAGGCCTTATTCTGTAGAACGCGTAACCAAGAATACACACAGGTACATATAGTGCTAAGATTCTATCTGAACTGCTATATCTCTGCCTTTTAGCAAGATTCATGTCTTGTTTATAGTTAAGCTTATTCAACATTCTATGGTGCTTAGACTCATAGCTAGAGACTTCGACGTCTTTTAATACGTTAAGATCATACACGCTGTAGTAAGAAGACTCTCTATACAAATTTGTCACTGTAGTTTCTGAGTCTATATAAAACTCGTGAGACAAAGTAACACAAGCTTCGTTGACAGGAACAATAAAGTTACTGCTCTGAGAAATACATCGAATAGCTACAACATAGTGTACATTTTTAGGTATGTTTATGAGAAAGGTATTTGTGCCAAAGTCTGACCAGTTTGTTATTACGTCACCTTTTTTAGCGTGCCCAACCTGCCATTTGACGTACGAACTTGGAAGAGCTGTTGCTGTACTTGAAGGCAGCAACACTTCATGAGAGCAACCTGCAGTTTCAAGAGTTATTTGGAAAGCATCTACACTGCTGTTAGATACATACATACTGATGCCTTTGATAGCATAGCTGTACCAAATAGGTAATCCGTGAGCTATATCTATCGCAGCATAGTATGAACCATCTCCATGTGTAGCATGCGTAGCTACTGTCTGTTTATTCATGCTCGTGTTACTTGAAGCATTACCTATAAATTCGTTCAAAGGTTCTACGTCAGAGTATTTAAGAGATGTCCAAACTTCATCGTATTCAATAGTCGCAACAAGATCAGCTTCAGTATTATTCATACCTGTAGCAAGAATATGCTCTTGTAAGGTGCCTGCGTCTACTACTTCGTAGTCTTCTTTAATTGAAAATTCTTCACCTATAGATGTTAATACACCATCGTCTGTGAGCTTAAATTCACCAGAACTGCTTAAGCCTTTTCCCCATATAGATACGTCTTCTATTCTTTCATAGCTGAGAGTGTTCCCACTGATAATTAAAGGTGAGTTAGCTCTGTATATGAACCAGTCATTTTTAGGTTCGAGTATTCTACTTACAATGACATGAAGAGAGTCATCTTCAAAAAGAACAGTAGGTAAAAGACTTTCATCAGTAGGAGCGACAGGCAATGTTGACTTTACTTCACCAGTGTATATATCTACGTCCAGTGAAAAAAGTACATTTTTCTGAGTAAGACCTACTATACGTATATCAGTATCGTTGAGCCTTTGAAAGCCAAGGCCTGTTACAGGAAACCCAGTAGACCAGTACGCCCAGTCTTCAAGAGCAAATGAAAACTTGAGGCCTGTCTGTCTTTCTTGTAGTACATAAAAAGGAACACCACGAGAAGTCTCTCTGTTGTGTATAACAAGATTACGAGCTTCAAGTTCAATTATCTGTGGCAAATCTTCTACGTCGTCTAAGCCATACAAGTTCGGTCGAACAGAGTTATCGCCTATAGAAATTAAGTCAAAGTTATGCCGCCACCATCCAGCGAAATAGCCGTCATCTTCATAACGAACAGACGTCTGTAAAACGCCACCAAGCAGCTTCTGTCTATTGAAAGAGAACTTCGGCTGCCTAACATTGACAAGCATGTCTGACTTATTGATGTCAAGAGGAGAGTCTAAAGGTATGTTAAAGTTCTGAGATTCGTCCACTATCATCTCCTACTAAGCTTACTAAGCCTAGTTGTATATCTTCAATAAAGGCACTGATTATAAATCTCTGTAAAGAGTCAGGTACTTCAATGCCTAGAGCTTCAAACTTAACTATCGTAATAGCAGCCATCATCTTAAGAGACATTTTGTCTACAGCAAAAGATACAGTATCCCAAGACACTTCATTTTTAATTACACGTGTAATCGTACGAGCAACACTCATCTGCTTATAATCAGGTTCTTCTTTTAATGCTTCATTCTTATTACCAAGAGGCGACGTTATCGTAACAGGCTTAAGGTCTACCTCTGCTTCGTCTACTAGCTTCTTAACGTCAGCCCAACTCATTGAAGAGTCTTCATCCTTAAACACTTCTGCGTTATAGTTCACTATGGTTCTAAAAAGCTGAGACACAAAACGACTGATACCATCCAACTGAGCTTGGAACACGGTGTCTCTAGTCTGGTCTATAGCAATAACAGCTGCCGCGCTTCTCATGTTCTCCATGTTGAATGAAACTTGCTGCAAACCAGCGAGCTCATACATCTCGGTCTTTAGTTCTGTTTTTGTAGCAGATAGCTGTGCGTCAATTGGCGTTGGGTTTATAACAGTCATCAAAGAGTCTATTGGTCTTGAAGAGTCAACGTACAGAGCTTCACCAGAACCATTTGAGATAGATTTCATAGCGAGGTCTACGTCATTATTGAATACAGGTACAGCGCCTTTATACATACGTATAAGTTGCTGTATTTTTGCGTTAACCTTATTAAGCTCTCTCTGTGTAGGGTAAAGTAAGTCAAACAGAGAGGACGCGGTAACCTTGCTAAAGCCGATGTCCCAGCCAAAAGTGACCATTTGTACAGTATCAAATGGATAGTTAACCTCTTTCAGTGTCTTACCGTTAATCGTGATGATCACTCTTTTCTCAGGACAGTCAAAGTACATCTTGAAGTCTACGCTATCTTTGTTGTCTATCTCATCTAAGAGAGTTTGTTTAAGCGCGTCGTCTTCTCTAGCTAAATATGGCGCTAAAGACGTAGTTGGGAACTTATAGTTACGATATAACATCTGCTTAACATCATCAGAAGTGAACTGAGATTCAAACATGCCAACTTCGTAGTCATTCGCTTTTACAGGCTTATGCGTAATCGGGTCGATAAACACATGACTGAAACATACAATAGACGCGTCATGGAATACTTCCATACACATACGGTTTATTTTTTCATTGCGTATAGCTTTACGCATGAGGCGTTCAACTTCGTCTTTATACACGATGTATTCTAGTGTAGGCACATCAGCTATGAGAGTAGGCTCGAAAGTAACAGTACCTATTCGACTTACAACCTGGTCAACTATCTGCTTCAAGTAATTACTTGACATGCCTGTTCCAGTATCAGTTCTTTCCTGGTCCATCGTCGTGAATGAAGGCACGTTATAAGAAGAAGTGACGTAGCCACCAGAACGTAGCGTAGGAAGTATTTTATTATAGAACGCGCAAATCTTCAGGTACTCTCTGGTATACTTTGTTTCTATAATAGAATTAAGCTTCGCATAGTCTGTGCGTATCTCTTCAGGCAAAACCCATTCGTCATTATTTTTTCCAGGATAACGACCAGGCACATATAGTTTAGAGATTTTGTCTTTCTGGTAATTAGCTGCTGTTATCATCTTAGAACCTCTTGTTTATCGCATCAATGATATGAGGTGGAAAAATTATGTCCTTACATAAGGCGTCACTTAAGTAAGATATTTTCTCTATGCGAGGCACCACTCTCTCTGTACCACTAGAATCTACAACAATGATCTGCTCTTGAGGTATAGAACTGTTATAGCGATACTGTGGCCCATACATTATTTCATCATGAGTAGCTCCAACATCTTTCTTAAATAGAGAGGGATCTAGACCCTGTGTCCTAATACGATAAACAAAATCACCATGACTAGTAGGCAGATAACCTGCACGATCAAATTTATCTTTCCGAGCATAGGACGACGCCACAGAGGGTTCTGAAGACACAAAGACCACTTTGCCTGTAGGCGACGCGTCATCTCTTTCAGGATACTCTTCTTCGACTCCTTCAAATCCTTCTTTCTCAAAGTCTACCTCCTCATTGGTGCCACGGTATAAGTATTCAGGTAGCTCATCGAGATACTCCTCCAGTGCTCGTTCATTAAGAGCCTGTTTAAGAAGCTCTATAGCTTCTTCTTCACTAAGCTCTCCATTAGAACGATCAACGATCTTCGAAGCTATCGCTTCAATAATTTCAGTCTGTATAAACTCTTCTTCACTTAGAGCATCAATGTTCTGAGATGTCATAGACTTCGCGTGTTTCTCTTGAAGAGGATCGTTTCTCATCTCTCTTAACTTTTGCTTTGTCGCATACTCACCAAAAAAGTTAGCGTCTTCACCCTCGTCTACTGGCAAGTCTTTATAGTACTGACGAATAACATGAAGTATTTGAGGAAGATAATCGTCATAGATTTTTAGAGCTTGTTTATTTGTCATTTATTCACACTCGCTATGAACTGCTCTACTCTAAGATTGTCATCAAGATGGTTGAAAATACTATCGTCGCGATACGGCGAGTCTATATTGTCAACAGTATTTATCCTTATAGATGTGTTATTATTCGTGATAGTCATCTCTAAAGGCTGATGAGCTAAATTCGCTGCCTTAAGCAACATCGCAGTGAGAAACTCAACAGACCATTCTTGCTTGCTTAAGAGTCTCAGCGCTTTACGAGTCTTATGTCGTTCAACGTAGATATCCCAAGCCTGTCGAATAAAAGACGGCTGTTTAATTTTCTTCTTTCTCATACTCATGTTCCTTGTTTCGGTGCACTTTCTTCACCGATTACGTTCCACAGAGCATAACGCAATGCAGGAAGAATATCTGGATGGTACACCTTCATGTCTACCTCCGGATATATCTGACCGTTTGGACCTCTTCTAAGGACTGTCTTTTCACACTCATTAGCTGTTTTTCCATCCTTTATAAGAAGGAGTCCAGCTGTCCTGAGAAGGTCACGAATCTTATCAAACATTATCGTCTTGCCTGTCTTATGCGCATTCTGTATATTTAGACGTAGATCAGGATATTCATCAAGACGTATGTTCATATTGAAATGGTCAGATACTTTCTGGTCGCTGTCATCGGCGTCCCACAAGATTCTTTTGTTAGCTTCTTTGGGACTAAGCGTTGGGAAGAACTCCAAGGCTCTACCCCACGCATACTTAACCTGACCTTCAAGATGCTGCAGCTGAGAGATGGTCCTGTCTTTGATGTCAAGACGACTGAACTTATCTTCATGGAATACATAGCCACGACGTCCAGCTGTATCCCAAGCGATGCCTACTAGTGCGTCAGAGTCAGATACACCGTAGTCAATACCAAACAGAACCATATCAATATTGTAGTTAGGATAAACTTCTCTTGGATCATATGTATGGAACTCAGGATATAGCAGAAGGTCTTCGTCGTATATCCATTCACCACCATACTCTCGGCGTGCATACACAGAGTTCATGTCCAAGCCCATTTCAGCGAGTTCATTCAATACATAAGCTTCTTTTGCTTCAGGGTCAACAGGGAATGGATTATCCTTATAAGTCCAGAAGTAGTGAGGCACGCTCCAATTCTTCCATGCATATTCACCATACGTACCTTTTATACGTGGGGGAGTACCTGCACAGATAAACTTATATTCAGTCGCGTAGTCCATTTGCATTGGACGAAGGACTTCCTTTATAAGGTAATCAAGGAGGTTGTCCTTCAGCGCGAAGAATTCGTCAACAACGATGATCTTGGCTCCAAAACCAAGAATCTTGTCTGGGTCTTGAGTGTTACTTAGACCACAGATGTGTATACGACTGCCGTTATCAAGACGTCGCCAATTGAGGCGCTTGCCTCTTTTGTCTCTCAGCTTACACTTATCAATAATTTTATTGGCTGCGCTTTCGAAGATATACTCAGTGTTTTCCATCGTCTGGCCAATGTATAGTACAGTCGTATTTGACTGCCTAAGAGCCTCTATGAAGCAAGCTGCTGTCAACAAATGACTTTTACCTGCTCGTCGAGAACAACAAATGAGTTTCGTACCAGAGCCAGAGTTCAATACTTCAAGCTGTTTATCAAACAGCGTGTGTATAATCTGGTACACGTTATAGGCATTGTCATAATCAAGGTCGACTGTTTTAGACTCACCAGGCCGACCATCAACACGGTCCATTAGATAGATGAGCATACGAGTGTCACCTTTGACTGTAGCTCTCGTGTATGCTGTACGTATAAGATGGTCTTTTCTCTTTTCACCATCCTTAAATGCCGTGTATGCAAACTCATTAACCTGGTCTAACATTTTCTGCGCATAAGCTACGCGGTTATCAAGAAGCTTTGCCATGTTACGACTGAGAACTCTTTTGCCTTCAGTCGTGTGTATTACACCTTCAAGGGAACCTGCAGCTTGTATTTCAAGCCACTGTTGTAGAGATCCTTCAGCTTCACGTATAGCTTTATCAGGGTCTCTCTGCACATACTGTTGTAATGTGAGACCTGCTGCTTGAGACTTCGCGTAGATGGAGTCTGTATCAGGAGCTATCATCAGCTCTTGATAATAGCCATCTACATCTCCCTCAAGGAAAGCTTTAACGGTTGCAGTTAAAGACTGGCCTGATGTTGATTCCTCAATAATGTCTTCATCATCTTCATACAATGACATTAACGCCTTCCACATCTTTCAGTATAGAGATTAGTTGACTAACTTTGTCTTTGTCAACCTCAACACCTATGATTACTTTATTAGGTTTACTCTCAGTCTTGGTTTTTACCTTTGCTGCTTTCGCTGTAGACTTCATGACAATAGGGGCCTTATAACCAATAACAGGCGCTGCAAACTTCACTACGCCTGCTTTGTTAATCTTGCCACAAGTAGACATCATCTGAAGACAAGCTTTAATCGCTTCTTCTTCAGTGTCAGCTTCGATCAAAATCACTGGGAATAACTGATCGAGGATGTCAGGGTTTTCAAGAGCGAGATACTCTAAAGCTGCTTTACGGCCGTGACCATCTAAGATCTTTAACACGCCTTCACTATTGCGCCAGACACTAAAAGGCTGTAGTAGACCATCTTCCAAAAGACTCTGACCAAGATCACGTATATCTTGTTCAGATCGCTTCTTGCTTTCTCCCTGGAAAGCGATCAGTTCAGTAAGCGACGCGGTATCACCGGTATCGCTGCATTTGATCTGTATCATGACAACTCCGCTACTATTTCTCGTACTGTGTCTAACAGTATCTTATTTTCTCTGAGTATTTCTCTCAGTAGATTCTTGTTGTGTAAGAGATTGAAAACCTTGAGATCGAATCGAGGTTTAAGATATTTACGTATGTCATCAGGATGATAAAGAAGCCGTGGCTTGCCGTTCCTATGGTTCGTAGGCGCAACTGTCCAGTTCTGTATATTATTTGCGTGTATGACGTTACGAATGTATTTATCCGTATATCCAAACAGGTTTGCTATACGCTGCGTGGACATACATTCAGCGTTTCTTCGCTGAATCTCTTCTTGCGTCATGTTTGCTCTGATATTCTTCTCTGTCATAATACCATTATACTTTACAACGTCTAATTTATGAATGTACTAATTACAGTAAATTTTGCCGCGGTCATCATATAGCAACAGCTATAAACACCGGTCGGCATATTTTCCTTGTGAATGTACTAAGTGGATTTTATTCCTTTTTTCCTTTTCCTTTAGGTAACCCTATGGTATTACGACATGCCAGAGGATTGTTTACTAAGGTTAATTTTTATGGTATTTTTTTACCTAGTACATTCACAAGGAAATCGATGTTTTACGGCGATTAAGTCGATATCCTATACACACGCGGCACTTAAAGTTACACTCGTTGTAAGAGCCTGAGGCCGCAAGGCCGAAGGCAGGACCACTGTTCCATGATACACGATGAAGCGTACGTGACTGGAGAGACGCGATCAGATGAGACGCGGTGAAGCGTACGTGACTAGAGAGACGCGATCAGATGAGACGCGATCAGATGAGACGCGGTGAAGCGTACGTGACTAGAGAGACGCGCCGCTTTGAGCTGTAAGCAACTGCTTTGGGTTGTGATAAGAGTCACGTGGAAAAATTTTTCTGTGTCTCTTTTTGTATTCGTTCGCCCAGTATATTCCACATATCGCGTATAATGGACTTAGATTAAAGGAAAGGAGGCGAGCAAGCAAAGGTAAGTGGGAGACGAACCTCTCCCCTGAGGGTTCTTTGACATATGCACGATATTCCGTGTCAGCAAAATAGTTATTCATCGGACCGCTAGACTATGTCCGTGAATATATATGCCGAAGTCATACCAAGTTCGACATGGGTCGTAGACCTGCACTCGAACAGTGTCAATGCTCGGCTGGAGACAACTATGGCTAAGGGAAAGAAGTATTCTGAATGGACAGCGGAAGAGAAGGCAGCAAATCGTGCCAAGCGCAAGGCTATGTACGACAAGCGCCGCGAGGAAACACTCGAGAACTTCAAAAAGCTCGAGAAGGAACTCGTCGCTCTTAAAGCCAGCCCGAAAGTCATGGACCTCTTGACAAAAGTCAAACAGGGTTCAGGATTGGAAAAGGGCCCGCGTCAAATGGGAAGCCGCGAAGGTTACCTGGTCCAGATGTTCGGGACCGAAGAGCCGAAAGTCGGTCAGACAGTTTCATATCTTTTCATTGGAGTTCGTGGACCTCAAGGCGAACGAATGAACGAGAACGAAACTCTGGGCGAGTTCGTGAAGCGGACCGGCGACGCCGACTATAAGTACGATGCCAACTCAATTGCTTCCATTGTCTGGTATCTCAAGAAAAAAGGTCATAAGCTTGAAAATGACCGTGTGTCAGCCACCGTCAAATACCTCGGCTTCGAAGCTGTCGAAGCGAAATAAGGGAAAAAGCCTCGGGCGAAAGCTCGAGGCTTTCCTCGTTTTCTGGAGGTTCACATGAAAATGGTGATAATCTCACGGTGGAATAGAGCCACCCGAAAAACAGAATATCTGGTTATGAAGGGCCTGCTTTTGATAGCAAGGCGTGACTCGAAATACGAAGCTGAGAAAGTCAAGAGGTCCCTCGAACGAGCCTTTGACCCTTGGATGAGCTCAGCAAAAGGAACGAATGCATGGCTTACAGCACCGACACGACTATAACAGTAAAGCATTCTTGTGGCCATATAGCCACGTACAAGGCAAGAGGCAATCTCGATCCGAAAAAGATTGAGATTGCTTTGAAATACATTGAGCCAACAATATGCCCAGTTTGTGAAGTGAGGAGGAAACATGAGCAAGTACAGAATTCATGTGCAGACTACTAACACCTATGAAATCGAGGCCGAGAGTGACAAGGCTGCAGAGCGAATAGTCATGGAGCATTATAGCAATGACACAATGAGTGAACTTACTCTAGTAGAAGACGAAGTGTACTTCTTTACTGATGAGGAGCTAGCATGAGTTACAAAAAACGTGAGCTCAGGCTCTACAAGAACGGTTTCTGTGACCTTGCTAAAGCAGTCATACAGCAATGGAATACTGACGGTAGGCCTCGCAGTGAAGAAGAAGGTGCAAAAGCTTGGAGCTCAATACTCAAGGAACACCACAAGAATATCGGTGGTGCTGTGCGTCATGGAAAGATAGTAAAATGACATACACCAAAGACTTCATTAAAAAGAAGATTTTGGAAGATGACCGGTGGCTCAGGCGTGGAATACTTGCTATCTACAGCAGACAGACAGCAGCAGAACAAGCAAGAAAGACGACCATCGAAGACAATGGTATTGGATTCAATGGCGTCGATGCTCCGTTCCTGAGTTCACTCGCTCGGCAGCTTCAAGTACGTGGCTGGCTTAGTGAAAAAACAGTCAGCTATCGCTCGACGGAAGATGACCAAGTACGCTGGTCAGCTTGAGAAAATAGCAGGAGGTAAGCTATGAACACATTTGAATTGAACAATGAGGCCAAGGCAAATCTTGAAAAGATTCATTCCATTGGTGGAAGGCTTCGTGACAATTATGACCCTGAGGTGGTCGCAGGTGTCGTTGGTGTCAAAATCAGCACAATCACTTGTGACCTTATCAAGGGAAACAATGATAGAGCCTACTTGGAAGACTTGAAAGGGCTGGCAGAAGACCTCATGGCGTCCTATGATGACGAGGTGCTTGCTTATGCCCTTGGTCAAGAGGTCATTTCCCTTCTTAAGGACATCTAAAGCGGGGCCCAAAGGAACACACATGCCTAAGTTCAATCTTGAGAAAATAGCAGGAGGTAAGCTATGACCAAATATAAAGTGAACGTGCAGATAACAGACGAATATTGGGTTGAGGCCCAGAATGAAGAGCATGCTCGACGCATCGTCGCTGAGCATTACTCCGACGACAGTCTCAATACACTTGAGCGAGGTGACACTGAGGTGTTCGTCTTTAGTGAAGAGGAAGACGAATAATGTACCCATCAATGTTCAGTAAGATGCTTGACAACATACTTATGAGTATGCTTCGTGACTTGGACCTTGGCTATACAATAGTCATGAATATAGACAGTAGCATACCGTTCTACACGGCAGTAAGAGCAGCGGAGGAGTTGTCTACTCCTCCCACTTCTATGTAAAGGAAGGGAAGCTATGAAGTTTAAGGAATGGCTCGAGTTAGCAATTGACGTTATCATGCTCCAGGTTAATTGTGGCCTAACGGTAACAATTAAAGAGTCAGACTACGCGTTATGACAAAGATTGAGAAGTGGCATGATGCCAAAAGAAAAATTGAAGCTCTTGAAGAGTTTATTGAGAGCTTTGATAAAATGAGAAAAGGTATTCGTATTGAAAAAGTCGATGGTACGTCCTCTTGGAGTGACATTGTTAAAGCCTCTATTATCTACGAAATGGAACATAGTGTACTTGCTATGGCTGAACAAGCTCTATCAAGAGCTCATGAAGAAGCCAAGCAAGCGTGTCTAGAAGCTGTTGCTGAAGCGAGGAGGAGGAGAAACAATGTGTAAGTTTTTTAGCTTCGTTGGTGATGGGTATGGAAACTATCTGTACTCAGATTGGAATACACGAAAAGAGAATATGAGAGAAAGCCATGACTCTCACACTGCAATACTAACAAGAAATGAGGTTCCTCCTCACTTGCAGGATAGATGGTCAAAATATGAGTACAATCCGTTAACCAAGGAATTTACCGTTGACCAAGGTGTAGAAGGTCATGACCATGAAGCAGCAGAGAACTGGGCGCAACACCTGAACTTCAAGAGCGTAGTGGAACCTCTCGTAATCAAGAAAATACGGAATCCGCTCACAGGAAGCGCAAAGAAGGTAACAGAGAAAGAGATTGCACTCCTTGACCAATGGATAAAAGTCAGGGATTCGGTCAGGATTTCGGTCTGGGATTCGACCAGGGATTCGGTCGGGGATTCGGTCGGTGCTTTGGTCAGGGATTCTGTATGGTATTCGGTCAGTAATTCTGTATGGTATTCAGTCAGTGATTCGGTCAGGGATTCGATTGGGGATTCGGTCTGGGATTCGATCTGGAATTTGACCTGGGCATATATAAGTAGCTTTTTCAAAATACAGTATGAGCATGATTTCTCTTCAGCAGTAAAACTCTGGAACGCAGGGTTCGTGCCGAGCTTTGACGAGAAAACATGGAGACTACATTCTGGTGAGAAAGCAAAAGTAGTGTATGAAAGGAGGAGAACATGAGTCAACAAATAATGATAATGAAAGGTACTGGTTCACGCAACGTGCCATTATCTATTACCCGTTACTATGGCGGTAAGGATGTTGGTGTATGCTATCAACTCACTGCTGAAATGGAAGAAGGCACCACGGGGTATGTTCAACTCACACCTAATGAGCTTATGTGCGTTCTTAGTGTAGTAAGAAATGATGTTCAAGAGTGTAAGCATGGTCACTGATAAGGAGATAAATGACAAATGATAAAGAAAGAAACATTCATAATGACCTTGGAGTATGATGAAGAAGGCCATGAACTCTTGGACAGATTAAACCTACCTAAAGAGCGAGCTAAGTATCTCGTAGACTTGGCTGAAAAGAACATGGAACAAAGTGGTAAAGGGCATGATGAACCATGGGACTCTTTTTGGTCACTCTTGGACCTAATGAACTCAGGTGAACTTAATGGTAATGAGATATTCTTTTACCTCCTTAATGGTTATACTATAAGTATTAAAATGAGCATGATGAAAAAGAATATGGAGTCCAAGAGTTTTTTTTTTGAGAAAATCCTTAAGGACCTTGAAGAATTATAATCCGACAAACATAAATAGCGGGGGAACCGCGAAGGAAGGGAAAGATGGAACAGTACGAAAATTACTTGAAAGCAGAAAGAGCGCTTGCGTCTGCAAAGGAGTGGAATGACTTGCCAAACGGGCCGAAATACCGGAATGATAAAATGGATATTTCAACGGCTCATTGTTCGTTAAAACTCCAGCGGGCCGGGCAACAATTTCAAGGTGGACAAAGTTACTGGGATGCACCTCCTGAACTCACTGCTGAAATAATCAAGCTTATTGCGGAAGACAAATCAATCATAGAACGTGCGATTGATAGATTGGAAAAAAGAGCAGCAGAGCTTTTAGTTTCATGTGAGGAAGAAACCGTCAATAGACTCGAGAAGATTGTAAAAACAAAACAGAAATACAACCTGTAGTTGAACGCCGGAGCCTATCCGGCAAAGGAAAGGAACATGAAAGCAGTTAATGACTATTTGGATGAAGGAAAGAGCGTAACAAACGTTTTTTATGCGATCGATTCGCTTAATAGCAGAATAATTTTGTCTAAATGGAAAAGAAAAAGCCATGCAAATATGGACACAGTTGAAGCGATTATGGCAATCGAGGACATTTTTCGTAAAGTTGCAGGAACGTTCATAAACTCTTTGGAAGTTGACGGAGAAGTCGTAAGAGAACATATTTTTTATCCAGATGGGTCAAGCATGAAAGTTGAACGAGCTATAAAAAAAGAAGAATACAGAGTCTAGCATAACCCGCCCGCCGGAGCATATCCGGCAAAGGAGATAAATGATGAAGTGTATTTGTGGTTACTTTCACATGACGAAAGAAGAAATCGAAGAAGCAGACATTACCGAGCAGGACTATCTCTGGGAAAATAATGGAGAAAGGCCGTTTATGCGGATTGACATTGAAGCAACTGCTGGTATGATAAGTATTTACCGATGTCCTTCGTGTGGAACATTACGATCATAATCAAAGGAGAATGAGAATGAAGAAAGAACTGACAGATGAATTACTGGAAGCGATGGCGAGATGTGAAGCAAGCTGCTCTCTGTGCAAAGCGCTGGAGGTTTGCATGGGAGATCGATTTAAGCAGTTTAACATACTTGCCACCGCACTGCTTGAGGAAAGAGCAAAGCCGAAGGTATGGGACGGCGCGCCGGATAATGCATTCCGTAGCATCGTTAATTGGTACGATAAAAACAGAGGGTTTATAAAAAGTAAAGTCCTCACCCGCGAGCTACCGAAAACCCGCGCACGGCAGATAGCGGAGCAAGAGGGATATGGGCTGGCCGAAAAATATGGATGGAACGAGGCAGCAAAAGAACTCGTTACAAATGTTATGGAATCCGCACTCAACAAATATGCGGAAGAACTGGAGGGAAGGAATGGCTGAAAAAGAACTTATATGGTTGCCGAAAGAAACTTGTGATGAAATCAAGAAAGCTGAATCGGAAAGCGCACAGCTTAAAATTATTCAGGACTATCTTGATAGGACAAAGCGAAGCATGGCTGGCGATCTTGAGCAAATGGAAGAAGACACCATTCGTTTCAAAGGCATGTTGCTTTCATACAAAAAAGCATACAGCGAGGCGCTTGATTCGCACAGTGCTGCTGTAGAGCAGATGTGGTGCGAAATCAACAAGCAAATGCCGGACATGAAGAAAGAGGTTGAAAAGGCCGTTAAGCAGGTTGAAGACATATACCCTGCTATTGAAAACGTGCAGGCGCTTATTGCAGATGTGTCTGTGAAAATGAGCAACATAAACACCTACGAACTCACAAGGATGGTCGAGCTTATCGAGAAAATCGAGAATTGCGACGAACGAACTCGCAAGATTCTTGAGAAAGTATTATCACTATAGCCAGCACGGTTGAGTCATGGAGAAAAGCACGTTATGTATGTCGTCAGATAACTAGCAGGGGGCGTCATCTCTACAAGAGAGGTGACGTTCTTTGCTGAGTCTAATCTTTTTCTTGTGAATATACTATTTATTTTTATTCCATATTTTATAAAGTTAAAAATAAAATCTAATTTTAAGGTCATTATATATAGAAGAGTTTCTATATTTTTAATAGAAAAATAAATAGTATATTCACAAGAAAAAGACGCAAAAATATATAACTTTAATTAAAAATATATTTTTAATTAAAGCTATGGTATAATACTACTATACGGAGGTACTCTATGTCGTTCTTGAAACCTGAAGAGATTGACAGTATGTCTCAAGATGAGCTAGTCGATGCTCTTGTCTATTCTAATGAGTCTCTTGACCCGACGCCAGAGGCTGCGCGAAACATACGAAGCTTTTATTCCATGCTTCCTTTGGAAGAGCTGAAGGAGCGAGCTAGAGGCGGCTTGTTGATTCGTGAAAGTAAACCTGTAGTTGTTACTCCTCAGGAACAAAGACGACGTGACCGTGAATATGAGAAAGCACGAAGTGTTAAGACTGAAGTTGTGAGGCCTCAGTCAACATTCAAAAGAAGTAGAGTGTACACGGCTCAGGAGCGAGTCATCATAGACCTCGCTCTTCTTAAATGGGTTGATGATGTTACTGAGATATGCCCTGATGTCATCGGTCTTCGAGCTAATATCAGCAAAGAAGAAGCAAAAAAGAAGTTTGCCAAAATAGCCGAGAAATATGGCTACACAGGAGACGTTATTTATGGATAAAGAGTATGTACTGTTCACGCTTCGTGCTAGAATCGAGGAGCTTAAGAACAGGTATAAGATGCTTTGCCATGGCAAGGATGAGCGAGGTAATGTCATTAAGAACAAAGGCTCTGCTGCTGTAGCTCGGTCCGAGTGTAAGAGAGACCTGAACTACTGCTATCTTGTTGAAGAGCTGATTATAGGTACTCCTGGTAAACTCACGATACTTACTGATGAAGCAATGGAGGGTCTTGAAAGACTAATGGAACCTTGTGAAAGACACAGGAGACTAAAGTAATGCTGGCATATGATTATCTTAAAGATAACCCACAAGTTAGACACAAGCAGATCACTCAAGGTTGGGCTTCATTGTTCACTGACAGTGATGTACCTCTCGCAATTAAAAAAGAGCTAATAGAGTTAAACTCATACACATCAAACATAACAGATGCTCTACTCTTCTGGCATCAGCAGTGGGTGATGCTCACTATTGTACAAGGCGTGTATATCTCATCAATAGACTGGTCGTCAATAGTTAAAACGCAATGGCTTGAAAGACTATACTCTGTCTATCAACAAGAAGAGGATGATGACTGTAAGAAAGACTTGGTAAATAAAGGCTTGACGATACTAGCGTCAAGCCTTTATGAAAGTGATCCGTGTTTTACGTATGACCTTTCATTTGAAGAGACTAGCATACTTTGTCGTGCTTTTAATAGAAACAACCCACTTGCTACGAATATCATCTATGCTATACGTAAACATAAGAGAGGTCTTGCAAGCATCGTTCGGTTTAGTGATAATGACTCGATGCTATTGAAGGCATGCTCAAAAAATCTGATAGCATCATGCTCAAACATACAGCTACAGCTCATTTCAGATTTGTTAAGAGACGTGACATATGAAGAAGGCAGAGTTTTTAATAGCATCAGGTCTATACAACGAGCTCACGACGAAAGAACAGAAATAGAAACTAAAATGTTGCTTGAGACTTGTGATGGTTCAAGATATGTGTACACGGATGAGTTTACTCGTATTGTAACTAAGCATGGTTTCTTTCTGCCTACTGGCCCTTCATCGCTTCTTAAGCGAGGTCAGCAGCATCATAACTGTGTTGGAAGATATCATGATACACATATGTCTGATGGAACTAGATTGATATTTTCGAAAGTAGGCACTATTGAAATAACGTTTGAAAGAAGCCTCGGTGTGATCGTAGCTACAGTGATAAAACAGTACAGAGGCATGCATAATAAAGAGATGCCTAAAGAAGATCTTGTCAGTTTAAGACTCGAACTTACAGGCCAGCCTTGGTCTATACTGTCAATAGAGGAGAGTAAAGAATGAGAAAGATGGTTGAAGTAGCTGAAACTATTTCATTAAAAGATGGGCGTTGTTTTGTATGGACACGACATGCAGTTGTAGCGGCTGCTCGTTCTTTAAACATCTACTCCCGAGGTCGCAGTTACACTGATCAAGAAGTCTCTCAGATTTATAAAGAAGTCCAGAGACTATTCCCTAAGAGGACTAAAAGGAGTAAGCAGTGATTAGATTTAAGATCACTCCCATTGGTGGCTATGTCATTGGTGATGGACCTGTACCAGGTAACCTTGACCCTGATGTGTTCATGAAGATGTTCATGCACAAAGTACTTGATGCTCAGGCTCAAGGTAAGCAAGAGCTTATTCTGAACGATGAAGAGATAGCTGAAGAGATTAAGCAATCGATGATTGAAGGCATCATTGACGAGACTCAAGAAATCAAAGACTACTGTGACTTAGTCATAGACGACGCAGAAGTTGTTGAGACTGATGAACAGAACATTATGAAGCTGCTATGAAGACATCTGAAGAAGTCAAGAATATTAACAGCTCGTTATACTTGTTACGCCTCGCTCTGATTGAGGCAGGTATCACAAAGTACAGGCTCTTGTACATTGACAGTGATGAAGTTGTCATTCTGAACAACGATGTCCGTGTCAATGTGCATATGGACAGCGTTGAAGCTACATTACGAGATGTAATGAGAGCAATAATCAAGGAGGAAGAAAGATGCTGATGTGTTACGGTAAAGAAGTATCGAGTCTTGACCTCATCAAGACAAAGCAGGGAGACATAAGAGCTCTGGTCAAATTTGGTTCTGGTGATAAAGAGCATAATGTGAGTTGTGAATCTATTTCTTGGCAGTCACATGACTGGAACAAAAAGTAAGTATGTGTAACCATAAGCCCCTGTGCCACAATGTACTTGTGACACATGTATTGACGTTACAAGATGTAGTTGTGCTTATGATAATTACAATACAAATGGTGATTGTTTATTGTCTAAGTAAAAGGAGAAAGAGGATGATTCGTTTTTCTGTTGACGTACATGAAAACGGGGTGGTGCTTACCCCAATTGGGCTTGGCTCAGGCCCTTCAAAAGTTTTTGAAAAAGATCATATCGAGGATGCTTTGCTTGAAATGTATCATTTGTGTTCTGATTGGAGGGTTGGAGACAGAATCAAAATAGAACGAAAGAGTTCCTAACAACGAGTTCGACCTGACAAGCTAACGCTTGCAAGTTATCCAAATGTTAGATGGATTCTTTAGCAGTCTACCCGCCTTTGGCGACTAGACTGACACGAACTAAACCGGAGGCAACGGAAATGGATGACGTAACATTAAAGGAACTGCTTTTCTCTTTGTCATGGTCGGCTTGGTCTTGCTACCATAATCGTAATGCAACAGAGATTTTGCAAAAACACTTCCCTAATGTAGATGCCAAAGCGTTGGTGTATAACTTTTGCGCTGTGATTGATTCTCCACCAGGAGAAGGTAGCCCAAAATAACGGCATCTAACAACTGCTTCAACCTGACGCAGTAGCGCAGGTTAAGCAAATGTTAGGACGACGGACAGCCGCATATCGGCTGCGCCAATACGCGGACAATCCGCGAAAGGAATGGAAATGACTGTAAGAGATTTGATTATAAGTCTGCTTGATTACGACATGAAGGCAGAAGTAAAGGTGGTTGCTCATAATACCATGAGCGATTTCGATATTACTTTCGGTACAAGCGAGGGTTGCGAAAAGCATAAGTGCGACACAGTTTTCCTTGATTCATATTTGTTTCAAGGATCACAGGAAAATAGTTCCTAACAACGAGTTCGACCTGACCAAAGCAGGTCAACTCAATGTTAGATGGATCAGTAACCGCGTAAGTCAAAGGGCTTACACGGATAACTAGCCAAGTTGGCGCGAGGAGGTGGCAAATGGCCCCACAGATTATTATGGTGTGTCTTTGGTTTGTGTCTCTGTTGCTTACGTCTTATCTTCACGGTAAACCTAAGACAGGCAAACACAATATTTTTATAAGTATTATCGGCGTAGCTGTTGAATTCCTGCTTCTTTTGTGGGGCGGATTTTTCAAGGTATGGTTCTAACAACTGCTTCCACCCGTCAATCCTAACGGACGCGGGTCAACTTAATGCTCGGTGGACACTCTGTGGCACAAGCCCAGTGGTTTACACCGACTACGCGGTGGCTGCCACAATATCTCCTCGTTGTTGTGAGTAAACATACTGGAGCAAAGAGGGTTTGACTCCCTTCACCGCGATTCTATGGCACTGTGCATACAACAAAAACTGAATACGAACGTATAACAATTGCTTCAACCTGACACTAAAAAAGGGGATGCTATGAAGCTTTGCGGCTGTAAAGAGACATGCTTTGTGAATGGCGAAAAAGTCTGGGGTAGGCATGGAGGTGTTTTGTGCCTACACGCAACAGAAGAGAATGTTGATGGTGTTGCTGTTAGAATATGCGGAAAAACAAAAGAGCGCGTTCGAGGATATATTTCAGAGTGGCAATACAAAGAAGCCCAACAAGTAATTCAACCTGACGATGCTCAGTAGGCCATTGCAGGTTAATATAATGTTCTGCTGACTTTATAAGGAGTAAATATGTATAGGATTGATGCGTCATTTGTAGAACACAGATGTTGCTGGGACTCCGCGATAGTTGTTGATTGTGAACCAGGGAAGGGGAATTACGGAAAAAACGTTTTAATGATTTGCGAGTGCATGGCCGAGGATGCGGAATTTATTATGAATGCACTAAATAAAGCCGCAGAACAATCGGATGCACCAGACTCGCCTGCGGTTCACAGGTGATCCGGGCGTACGGAGGAAGAATATGCAGAAAGAATATGGATGCAACGAGCTTATGATAGACGGTGGTTATTGCACTAGTATTGGCGATGTCGTGTGTTTGTGTGATGAGTGCCAGCGCAAAATCATAGAGAAAATAGAATTGCTCGAAGGTGCCAAAAACACCGAACAACTGCTTCAACCTAATAAGGAGGATACAAGTGAAACTGAGAGCTGACAAGTTCTTTATGACCTTAGTCATAATTGTTTTTGCTGTATGCATAGCTTATGCTGTGTATCGTATACTGCTGCTTATGTAGGTGGTACTACAATTGAATTGTCTTACTGACTGTGATGGTTCATGCTGTAAAATCAAGAAGTCTGTAAGAGCAGGCTTAAAAGAGGAAGGTTACACTATGTACAGAAGTGAAGCCCACTTTAGTAGAGCGTTATTAAGTGTATTTAATTTACGAGTACCTTTTGTACAACGTATAGAGAGCGGCGTAACAGGTTCTGGGATACCTGATCTATGGCTGCGATGGGTGCCTACAGAGATGTGGGCTGAATTAAAGAATGACCCGTATGTGTCTATCAATGACTCATATTGGAAAATCAAGTGGCGTAAAGGTCAACAAGCATGGGCTCAAGACTATCGTATTTCTTGTGGTCGTATAACATATACCATTGTAGCTATGCGCGATGGCTTTATTATTATACCTATGAACAAGAGATACGTAAATAATCTCGTGTATCCGCATGAAGTGTGGAGAGTAACGAGACTGCGAGATATTTTATCTATCTTGAAGAGTGAGAGTATAAAAATAAACTTTAATTAAAACTTTGAAATACTTCTATAGTATAGTATAATAAATTATACAATGATAATTGTAGAATGGAGTTGGAACCGGCTGCGGCATCGTCGTAAAATAGCTGCGTTGCAGCA